AGGGATGGGGGAGAAGGGACCTATTACTTATTATTACAACGACATTACAGGTGTTTTTGTTACAGCAGAAACTTATCTATCATCTAGCAATATAAAGAATATTAAGATACCAGCCAAGGGTGATTTATTTATGAAGATATATTCTCCTTATTGTGCTAATTACAGTCCATCATTAGCTCCTTATTATTCCTATGGAAAGTATGCTATAATACAAACATATAAAAACAATAATACTGATGGTGTATATTTAAGTCAATCATCTGAAACTTATTACTCTGGAGTTAAATTAAATAAGGAAAGGCAATCTTTTGATACTACTGCTATAATAGCAAATGAGCAATCATATCTATCTATTATTCCTTATGATGGTTCAGTATTTAATAACCCGCAAAATATAGTATCTACAATTTCAAATTCTTTAATTACTAAAGATTACGATATGGTTTTAGACTATGATAGTTTAGCTATACCTGGTATTCAAAGAAATGTAGGTGAAGAAATACAAAAGAATAATGGACTTTCAAATTTAGTAATAGAAGGTGATTATAAATCTGACCTTTATTGGATAGGTGATAAATTTACTTATGACCCAATAGGACTAGATGATATAACTTTTGTATTGCTTGATTTTAAAATGGATTTTAAACAAAGAAATCAAAACTCAATATTGTATTCATCAGAATTTAAGGACACAACTGGATATACTCTAGTTAATAAAATTATTGCATCGTAATGACACACTTTGAGGCAGGTAAGATTGATTCTATGGCTAATGAAATAGAAAAGTTGAAAGATGATATGAAAGAAGTGAAGGATATGGTAAAAGATATATATCAATTACTTGCTGGTAATCCAATCGACCCAGATGCTGTTGGTTTAGTCAAAGAACATAGGGAATTAAAAAGCGATTTCAATGAATTAAGATCAGAGGTAAAAAAATACAAATCTTACTTCTATGCTGCGTTAACATTACTTGGTATGGGTATACTAAAAACAATTTCTGACATAATAGGTAAATAATGAAATTAAAATTAATTAGGGAAGTATTTACTTCTACAGAAACTATTGGGTCTTTATTTATTGATGATGTATTTTATTGCTATACATTAGAAGATGCAGATAGAGGATTAAAGAAATCAATGAGTTTAAAGACTATACAAAAAACTAAGATATATGCTGCAACTGCTATTCCTTATGGAACTTATGAGGTATCAGTTACAATGAGTCCTAGGTTTAAAAGAATAATGCCAGAAGTATTAGGAGTACCAGGATTCGCTGGAATTAGAATACATGGAGGTAATACCCATTTAAATTCAGAAGGTTGTATATTGGTTGCTAAGTCTAGGTTTTTAGATAAGCCTAATCCAACAATAGCTAAAATAAAGAACTGGATATTAGGTTCTATGGAAAAGGATTTAACACAAAAGCTAGTTGGTAAAAGCATTGAATTAGAAATAGTAAAGAAAGATGGCTAAAGTTAAAATATCAGAAGTTAAAAGCTTTAATGGAAATAAAAAGGTTAGTAGACCTGGTCGCCATTCTAAAAATAAAAGCTCTAAAATAAAAAGTAGTAAGAATTACTTAAAGAAATATAAAGGTCAAGGAAAATGAAAGAGAATTGGAAATCAAGTTTGATAGGATTTATTATAATTATATCAGGACTAGTATCAGTATTTTTAGATAAATCTAACTGGACAGAGGCAAGTGTTATTATAGCTACAGGGGCAGGTTTTATATTTACAGCAGATGCTAAAAAGAAATAAATGGATTATACCCCTCTTATTATTATCGCTACTTGCATCATCTTGTGGATTGCTCAAGACCAGGATAGTTACGAAGACTGATAGTATATTTATCGACAAAACAAAGCTGGTTACTACTAGAATAGTTGATACAATCATTACAATTAAGTCAGATACATTAAAGTTTAGTTTTAAGCAACCCCAGAGAGATACCACATTTAGCTTAACTAATAAAGATGGAGTAAATGTACTTATAACACTCAAGAATAAGTATTACTACCTATCATCAATATCATTACCAAAACAAATACCTATAAAAATTACTGAAAAAGTAGTTGAATATCGTAATGTTTATGTACGTGAGAAATCAAAGGTTGTAACTAAAAAATCAAATTATAAGCAGATAGCTATAGTTACCTTATTGATTATTAGCATATTAGTTATTATCTTTATATTTAAACAAAAAATAATTAACTATGCAACACAGACCACGTTTAAATGAAGGTGAATACGATTTAGTAAAAAGCTTTAGAAACTCAAGTGTAGTAGGTATTATTGGCGATCGTCATGCTCCATTTACCCACCCAGATTATTTTAAATTTGTTTACGAAGTATTTAATAAGTTTCAGGTAGATACTATTGTAGATATTGGCGATGATACCGATTTTCATGCCCTTAGTTACCACGAATCTGATCCTGATGGACATTCTGCTGGTAGTGAATTACAAGCTGCTAGAGAGGAGCATAAGCAATGGTACGAGGCTTACCCAAATGTTTATGGATGTATGGGGAATCATTCTAGCCTTCCATTTAGAAAACTTCAAACTGCTGGTATCCCAAAATCAATGTTTAAATCATATAATGAAATGCTTGGTTATCCTGATGGTTGGAAATGGGGATATTCGCATGAGTTAGATAATGTTCAGTATATCCATGGTACAGGAAGTAGTGGGGCACAGGGAGCAATCAATAGAGCTAGAGATAGCCGTCAATCAACAGTTATAGGTCATATACATTCCTTTGGTGGAGTTTCTTATTCAGCATCTGACAGAGATATGATATTTGGTATGAATGTAGGTTGTGGTATAGACGTTAGAAGTTATGCTATGGCTTATGGTAAAGTATATGCTAAGAAACCTACTCTTGGTTGTGGTATTGTTATCGATGGCAGAGTAGCGTTATTTAGGATCTAAAATAGAATGGATATAAAAGAAAATATCGAGCAAGAGGAAAAGACTATAACTTTTGATGATATGGTTAATTATATGATTAGCCTAGGTGAATTATTGACAATTTTAGAAGATAGTAATGCTCCACAGAAGTATGCTTTGCAGATTAAGATTTGCGATGAGATAGATGGTATCTTAGATTTATTAAGTTTTAATGGTAAGGCTTGATTATAATAATCCACCTACTTTTATAGAGATAGGTAAGACTAAGAAACGAAAAATATATTTAGGGTATAATGCTATCTATGCAGGAATCCATTACTCGGTAAGACAACGAATAGTTAGTGAATTAAAGACATTTCTTAATACAGAAGAGTTTAGTCAGGTAGGACTAATTACAGAACCAGTTAGAGTACGTATAATATACTACAGGAATCTAAAGAATTGGGATTTGGATAATAAGTGTGGGTTATGGGCAAAGTGTTTCCTAGACTTAGCTAAAGGAAAGATATTCCAAGATGATAATGTAAGGTACGTAAAGGAACTTGTTTATACTTATCGTGAAGGCGATGATAGGTTAGTAATTGAGGTAGAGTTGATATAAAAAGGAAAGGGGGATACTCTCCCCCAATCTTTGTCTATAGGAGAACCAAACCAACCTACTGACAGTAACCACGTTATAAATATACCGAGAAAAATTCTTACTTCTTATAATAGTTATCTACACTAATCCTTTTTGTCAAGTTATAAGTTTACTTTTTTAATAGATTTGTAAAGCTATATATTGATATACATCATAAAGTGCAAAATACTGCACAATATTCGGTAATAATTCGAATTACCTATCATTATTTAACATAAAGTGTAATATAATGCACATTAATTAGGAATTTTTTCCACTATAAGACACATTATCAAAAATATTTTCCATTAAATCTGCATGAATTTTTCCAGAATTATCATGAAATTAAACGATTAATCAAATTATCATACAATTAAACGATATGAACTTCACTTCTGAGTTTGGCAAATTTGACATATTATAAGCTATTCACTTTACACTTTGTAAACTTTCACCATTAATTTGGTGCAAAAAATAAGTACTTTACATAAATAATAGGTGCATTTAAGTGTTTTACACAAAAAATAAGCGTTTTACTTAAAAAACTAAATAGGAATGTAATACTGATCAACCTTAACACCTTCTCTTTGTTCGTTCTTCATGATGAGCTGTACACCAAATATAATAGCAGACAAGTGATCCTCATCCTGCTCAACACCGTTGTAGTAGTTAATCTCAAACTTAGCTAGGTGTCTATGAAGACTTTCTAATGCTGCCTCAGTAGGCTGGCCCTTTCTCCAGTTACCCTTATCGTAATGATTAGCTCCATGCCTGAGCAGGTAACCATATCTCATACGTACATAGGCATCTAGGTGATTAGGTAATGGCTTATCCGTATCGTTATCCCTTTGGCTTCCAGATTCAAATACTCTATTTTGAGACTTAACATATTCAGCTATAGGATTTTTTCTATCTTCAATAAGTTCGTAGTGTATTCCAGGTATCCTTTTCATTTATCTTTAATTATATTATTCCTAAATACATCTTTTAAGTCATTATAACTATCTTCTGCTTTTTCGCCCCAAAACATATCACACTTACCATCTTTTATAGGTGGTTCTATAAACCAACTTTGCCAACTACAACTAGTCGCAGTATGTCTATAACACTTTAATTTTAAGTCGCATCCATCACCTGTACACATTGTTATATCTGGCATATTATCTCTGTATAAGTTTACGTAAAGCCATTACTATTTTATGAAGTTCCTCTTCCTTTTGTTTTTTAAGCCTCATTAGATCTTTAATCTTTTTTGCTTGTAAAACCTGTTCTTCTAATATATCCAAGTATCCCATTATTTTAATCGTTCTGCCCAAAAGAAGTCTCTTCTGAAGTTGTATTCATTAGTAGCAAAAGGTTTTTTATCTCTATTCAAGTATTCAAATATTATTACTCTACCAAGTATTTTACTAGTTCCTTTAGAAACCTCTCTAAGCCTTACAATTTCATTTGTAGACCCCGAAAATCTCCATTCAGAACCAACTAAACTATCAATAGAATCATAATCAATACTCATTCTTTTCTATCAATTTTCTAAGCCTAGTTAAGGTCTTGCTAGAATCCTCATAAAATCTATCTTCTTTATCGACTATAGTTAAATTATAAAGAGCCTGGCAAAACCTTATTTTGGGATTCATTAAAAGATAGTCCTCCAATAATTGCAATATTTCTATTGTTATATTATTCTTCGGATTGGGCATCTTCTACTTCAACTTCCTTCTTTGGAATAAATACCTCGATGGCTTGTTTTACTACTACTGCATCATCTAATGATAATACTCCTTTTGCTTGTGCAGCTACTGCTACGTTAATTAGAATTTCTAATGCTTTGTTCTGATCCATAATTTATTTAATTTAATTTAATTTTGCTGTGAAGGAAGGACTCGAACCTCCAAACTTGAGAAAAGACGATGAGATAAAAACTCAAGCACTACCGAGACAAGATAGCGTGTATGCCAATTCCACCACTTCACATTCCCATAACTTATTCAAATATAATTAAAAGTAATCCCTGTTGACTGAAAAGTTATCTACAATATCATAAAAACTCGAAACTGCTAAATTGGTATTTAATAGTGCCTTTCCAATATCTCCATTACGGTTCTTCCTAACATAGGTAACGCATTTACCTTTACTATCTTGCATCACATCATTATAGTCAAACTCTTTATAATCGTAGTATTCTGGCCTCCATAACATTAATACCATATCAGCATCCTGCTCTATACTACCTGATTCTCTCAAGTGATGCATATAAGGTACTTTAGGGTCAGCAGTTTCTACAGCTCTTGATAATTGACTAATAGCAACTATTGGAATATTTAATTCTTTAGCAAGTAACTTTATCTTTCTACTAATTTCGGAAATCTCATTCTCTCTTGTTCCCTTACTACCTTTAGAAGAAATCAATTGTAGGTAATCAATAAATATTATTTCAACATTGTGTTTACGTTTCATCGTAATTGCTCTCGATCTAATTTCATCTATTGTAGACCCAGCCTTATCATCAATATAAATAGGTAACTGTGCAATATTTTGAGCCTTCTTAAAATAATCTAATAAAATAGGTTCATCTAGGTTAGTTATCCTGGAGTTACAAATTTGAGATTCTATAGCTGCAAACTTTTTAGTTAGTTCAGTACTGCTCATTTCTAAGCTAAAAAAACCAACTGGGGTATTCTCAAACTTAGCAAGTCTATAAGCAATATTAATTCCAAATGTAGTTTTACCCATACCTGGTCTACCTGCAACAATAATCATCTGCTGATTCTTAAATCCTACAATAAGTTTATCTAAATCTACGAACTTACTTCTACATCCATTAAAATCTCCTTTAAGCTCATTTTCCTGCTCTCTAATCAATTCTATTATACTTTCACCTAAACTTATGCCACCTATATTAGAAACTTCGTTAGAGAGGCTTAAAATCACTTGGTTAGCAGTTACCATATTTTCATCAATATCAGTACTTAAATCATAAAGTCCATCAATTAATTTATTTGCAGTTAAAATACCACTACGTCTTTCGTGAAGTTCAAGAAGTATATAGCAATGGTATTCAAAAGAAGTTTTATTACTTGTCTTATCAGATAATCCAATCAGGAAGTCTAATCCTCCAATAGAATCTAATTTGTTATTGTTTCTAAGGGTATTGCTTACTGATACAATATCTATCGGCTTAGAGGTTGAATACAATGATAGGATAGAAACAAATATATCTTGAAGTCTTTGATTGTAAAAACAATCTTTGTTTATAATATTGATTGCTATGTTAAAACTATTACTCTGGGATAGGATAGTACCTATTACCTGCTCTTCTATTTCTATATTTTGTGGTTGCTGTTTCATTACGCTTTTATTTTAATTGGTTCTTTTTGTTTTTTGGTTTTAACAGCTGAGTTTAAATACTTCTCAAAGTTTGTAGGTGTGAATAAAGTTGAAGGTCTTAAATACTCTTCCCATTCAGTACCAATCCATTTACTGCCCATGGTTGTAATAACATTTTTAAAATCTTCTATGGTATAACCTTCTGCTATCCTGCCATTGATAAATCCTTGGGTAGATTTGTTACCAGATTTAAAGTTTGTTTTAGCAGTTTCGTTTAGGAAATCGATGATCTCGACAATAGTATTATTATTTATATTATTAATATTAGTATTATCTCCCCATTTTTGGGGATAGGTCTCATCATTTTTGGGGATAGCTCTCCCTATTTTTGGGGATAGGGTCAAAATCCTTTTATTACCACTTGAAAAGTCTATAAAGCTGTCTAATAAATCATAGAACTCCAGTTCACTAATCCATCTACTAACAGTATTTTCTGACTTATTAAAGGCTTCTGCAAAGAACTTATTTGAAGCAGTACATTTACCATACCTATCACAAAAATTAGATACGATACCGTACATTAATTTAGCATTAGCAGATAAATCTTTATGGTGGAAGATATTGGCTGGAATTACAAAGTAATACCCATGGTCTTTATTCATAACTTGTTTGGTTTTAAGTTAATTTATTCTCTTTCTCTAACGAACAGCTTTAATATTTTTTCATTGCTTTTAAATGTAATATTAGATCCTGTATTATTTCCTAAAGTAAATGTAATCTTTTTCTGATCTTCCGTTGCATCTTCCTTAGAATTAGCAAAAACTATTGGTTCATCATTATCAAACTGAAAACACCATTCACAATTATTAACAATTACATCTACAGGTACTATTTCTTTTTTCTTTTTCTTAGCCATTGTATTTTGTTTTAGTATACTTTTCGTAAATTGATTTGTAAATAAGTTTCATATAAAGATCGCTTTTAAGATAAAATTTAGTTGAATCATTTAAGTGCATAATTGTTGTTCTGTTTCTAAGATTAGGAACTATCTGCTCTACGTAATGTTCACTTATTTTATGGTAATCTTTTAGTATGTAGAAAAAAACTCTTCTTGCGTCGATAAGTTTTCTATGACGTTTAGGACTATAAAAATCATCTATATTAATCTCTAATTCTCGGCAACAAATATCTGCTAATTTATCAATATCACTTTTCAATATCATCTAGTTTGGTTTTAAATTTTGATTCACTTTTAGGTATTAATGGCTTATCACCTTTTAGTACTGGGTCTAATGCACCACAACAGTTACAAATATATCCTAATGACTTTAACTTATGGAAAAATAGCTCAAGAAATGCCTCGTAATAATCTTTATAAATTCCTTCTTTAATATATTCAGGAAAGTGGTTAATATAGTAATACGTAATAGTCCTATCCTTATTTATTTGTGAAGATATATAATCAGGTGATTGACCAAGCTCTGAACTCATAACATAAGCAACCATCATCCTAACTGCTGGAAGTGGAGTTACCCTACTAGCTCTTCTTATAGCGTTCGGGTTTACTCCTGTTATATCCTTGATTGCCTCAAATGCTATAGTCCATCTATAGTCATCGACAAACTTAGCTTTAGAAAGGGAGATCGTCTGTGACTTGTACTTTCTTGGCATTTTCTCCTTTTATGTAATCATTTAAAACCAGGAAGTGAGTAGAATAACCTTGAGCTTCTTTACGCTTAACCAGCTTTAGCTTTAAGGTTTCCTGCTTAGTACCATCCTTAGTAACAAAAGACTTCTTAAACTGTGCATTCTCTGCGTCTAATAAGATTTCTTTTAGCTGGGTTAAGTTAAGATCTACTAATAAATCCTCTCCCATTAATTGACCACTACCACAGAATTTTGATTTTTTCGTTTCCATTTTATTTGTTTAATTTATGTAATAAAGATTGTTTAAAATAATTTGCTACTTTTAGTTTTTTATGAATTAATGATACATCTACTTCGTCTTTATTTATCGATAGGTGAACCATTCTTAAAGATTCTTTTTGCCTGGGGTCATAACTAACAAAATACCAATCGTTGATTCCTGTTAATATTGCATAGCCTTGTATCTGATAATAATACTCTTTCCTAGCTTTCCTAAAATCTTCTTTGCTAAGAAGTAAATTATCCAAATGAATAGACGAATTATAAGGACACTTAACCTCAATACCAAAAGACTTATCTTTAGCAATACCATCAGGAGTTCCGCAAAAATAATCATTGTAAATAATAAGACCTGGCCTGATAATTTCAGTATCAACAAGATCGGAAAACATATTGATTGCTTCATCTTCATAAGAGTTACCCCAAGCTGTTGCGGCATTAGAGAATTGTGTTTCTTCGCTTGAATCTTCTATTAGGGTTTCTGTAACCTTTTCTTTTATGTAAGTAATTGCTCCCTGACTAAGAACCTCTGTCTTAATCCTTGGCTCTGTCATTAGCCTATGAAGTTCACTAGGTGTAAACCTTCCGTATCTTTCTGACTTCCATTGGTCTGACCCATGTGGGATGTGATTACTTGTTTGCATTTTGGTCTTTTAAGTAAATGAAAGCACCTATTATAAATACTACAAGTGCTGAAATAAATAAAAATGCAAGAGGAATAAATGCCTCATACCAACTAATTTTTATTAGGTCAATAGATTTTCCTATTACTAATACAGTTGTTATCAATAAAAACCAATTTATTATGTTTTCGGGTTTCATATTATTTATTTTTAGAGTTTACATAATCGTTTAATTCTGATGAAGTCCATAAAATATTACCTTTACTATCTACTGGATAATTCTTACCATTAGTATGTTTCTTAACCTTTAAATCCTCGATGCCTAAACTGTATAAAAATCTACCAACACCAAATTTAACGGCTGCTCTTTTAAATGTATCTGATGCTAATCCCTTATCCTTCTCTACATTTGATTCCGACCCTGTATCTGATTTAGTTATTGCAATATTCTTTCCTGGAAAATGGCAACTCAACTTACAGAATAATTTACCATCTGCTTCGTGATATTCATCCTCCCATCCATCTACTCCAAAAACCTCGTCTAGTCTATCCATTACATCCCTAGCATCTACATAGGCAACACAGGTTGCTTTATAGTCATTAATGCTTTGAATTCTCCATTTGTAAACCATAGGAGCTTTTAACTGTTTTTCTAATTCTTGATTTGTTTTCATTTGCTTGGTTTTTAATTGTTCAATTTGTGATTCTAAAATTACTACTTTACTAATATCATTTTCAAGTGCCATAATCAAATATACTAAAAGTTATCGACAAAATATAATCATAAGTAACATTTAACTAAATTGTTTTTTATCCTAAATGCCTTATCAAATTTAACTAAATCCCTGTGGGTATCACGATAATAAATAATAGTAGTATGGTCTTTTTTAAATATTGAACCTAATTTCTTTAATCCAAAATTTGCATTAACCTCTAATAATAAACCTACTGCTATCATTCTGGCCTCAACAAGATCCTTATTTCTTTTCTTACCAATTAAATCCTTCATACTTATTTCAAGTGCCTCACAGGTAATATGGATAATAGTAGCAACATCATCAGTAGTTCTTTTTAGCCTACAGAATATTTTATGTTTTTCTTCTAATCCAGGATAAATAAAATAACTCATATCTTTATCTTCATTCTTTTAATGTAATCTTTTCTACCAGCTGCATCAAAAATCGCTTCTCTTTCAGTATCTACCATTCTATCAGAAAATAAAAGGCCATCCTCATTTTTATAGATATTTATCCAAAAAGTTTGTTTTTCTAATTTCCTAACATAAGAGGTAGCTAAGTTCATAGTTAGTATTATAGATGCACCAATTC